TAGGCGTGCTCCAATTGCCCCATACCCCATTGTCACCTTGCTTACGCGTACACACATACTCAAAAGAATATTCGGCAGTAACGCCCGATGGGTTGTCCGTCCATCCGTCAGGCACATGCCCACTGGCATTCTGCGAGGTGGGCGTGGCAGGTACGACCTCAAAGTCCGTGCGCTTATAGATGTATTCTACACCCTTGCCATCCTTACCCCTTTGCCCTTGGGCTATCACCGCCCAATATCCTACCTCGGTAGGCAGGTGACCTCTTGACGGTGACGTGTGAATGTATCGGAATGTGGAATAGTTGCCATCGATAAGATACGTCACCTCATCGCCATTGTAATAGGTATTGGCGGCATTGTAATCACCGCGGAAACATCCGATTGGGGCTTCGTCCCCCGATTGGCTTTGAACGATAGTACCGCGTATCTTCAATTGGCCGTCACCGTTAACGTTGTATTGCAGCTTATCACCGAGTTTTAGGGCATCGGACAGCATGTCGAGGTAACTATTGCCATCACCGCTTACAATCTTGTCCGTGGTGATGCGCCCTGGCAGAACCTCGGTATAGCCATACAGCGTTGTGAAGCTTCGGTCTCCCTCATGCTCGCTGTTTAACACACCGACGAGAAAGTGGTAGTAGCTGTTGTCTTCCTCCATGCGTATTGCACGCTCTGATAATGTGAACGTGGCGTTTAGGCCGTTGCGTTCAGCCTTTACGTAGAGGTAATAGGGCGTTGAGGGCTTGTCCAGCCTTGCGCTGATGTATTCCGATAGTGTCCAATATCGGTATTCGATAGGCTTGTGCTGGGGGCTGATGGACTTGATGCCAAGCGTGAGGTGCTGTATCAGCCTAGCGTTGACCGACAATTGCTTGCTTGTGCCGTTATATGTGATGTTGGGCGACACGGCTGTGGGGTTCGTGCGATTGTTGACAAATCTGAATTGCAGGCTCTCATCGCCCACGAGCATCTGCATCGTGCGAATGGCAATAGGCGTAACTTTGTCGGTGAAACCCTCCAATAACGAGCGTTCGAGCAATTCCATTGTTTCTTTCGCGTCTCGGAAACGCCTCTTGGTGTATTGCACAATCTCCCTCTTGGTGTCGGCAAGAGCTACCTCTTGGTTGTCAATCTCCCTAAGCTGCGACCCGATGCCCTGCGCGGACACGGTGTTGGAAATCTCGATAGTGGGCGAGTAGGGGTTGGTAAGGAAATCCTTTATGCCCGTAATGCGAATGTCAACACCATCTTTGGCAAACTGCGTGTCAGAAAAGCGGATATAACCTCCTACTTTTAGGTATCCGCCTACATTGACCCAATTGCGCTTAGCATACAGGCCTTGCAATGTGCCTGTGAACGTAAACTTCGGGTCTTCGTGCTCACGTAGGTGGCGCGCAGCCTCCCTTAGCATGTCCCATGACGCGCCCGACTTCGTGGCATTGTCGCACACGTAAGCATTGGGCAGCATGCAGCCGAATATGGCATACGTGTCGCCCACTTGCGGCTTGAATGTTTCATTCGGCATTGTTACCCCGTCTATCTCTTGGGGAACAAGTTCAAACCGCTTGTCCGCGTGCTTGTATTTCAGTTCAAACTCCTTGCCCGTGCCTGCCAGCATCCCGCTTTGGAAGACTATGGTCATGTTCTCGCCAGCGATGATGTACTTATTATAGTCTAGACTGTCGGGGATGGTGTCGTCCACTATGTCGTAGAAGTTTTTCTGTTTGTTAATCACGTTTACGTCCGTCACCTTGCCCACCCTAGACGGGTAGATTTCAGAACAGTCCAAGCTATCTTCCTTGACCGCGTCGGAAACCTTGTCCACGCGTTCGACATATATGCCCTTATCGTCCGTGCGGTATGTGCGCCCGTCATATTCCAATGTTTGCCCCTTGGGTAGCATCAATTCGGCCGAGCCGTACTTGGAGCGGTCTATATTCTTGTCGCCCCCCTGCACATACAGCCTCTTTATCGGCTGTTCATTGCTTGCCGTGGTACGGCCGACCCCAGGGATGAAACCCTTGCCCTTACCATACGACAATGGCAGGGGGCTATCTTTGAAGTATTCGACCTTGTGCAGAGATATGACGTGGCTCACTATCTCCCATTCGGTCTTGAACGCCTCGGCCACATCCTGCAATGCAGCATCGATATAGGCGTGATTGAACTCCACGGTCTTCTCCTTGGCATCCAAGCAATCACCGACAGACCACACGTCCGCGCCCTCGCGCTCGTTAAGGTTCTTGACGATTTCCTCCACGAACTCATGCGGTTTGGCGCACATCGACCACTTCAGTCGGTGGTCGACCGAATTACGAAACTTGTAATCGGCCAACTTGTCTTCGTCACCGCCCATATTGAGCGTGTACTCAATGTTGCGCAAGCCATTCTTCTTGATGTCTTGCGCCTTGTGCAGGCGGTATTTTTCGCCCATATACTCGCACCATGTGCCGATGGGGAACTCGATGTATTCTGTCAGCGAGAACTTTAATACTAGTTGAGGTTTCGCCATCAGCGCGCGATAGCGGTAGCTGCTGTCGCTCTCTTGAACATCCTTGGACTTGTCATTATAATGTAGCGTAATCATATCTTCGGGTATTGAATGGGTTTTATCACACAGCGTGCCATGCGGTGAAAGTCAGCGTAATGGTAAACTCACACCATACGCGCGTTTGGCGCAATATCTCGAACTTGGAAATCGAACAGCCCTTGTAGTAGCAGTCGTATTCCATCTTCACGTCGGGGCACCTGAACTTGCGGCTGTCGGGCTTCAATAGGGCTGCAAAGAGGCTGTCGTAACGTCTCCAAAACTCGGCCACGGTATCGGCCTTAATGAGCAGGCTAACGGCCACGTCCTTTGATTGGAACTTCACGCTCTCGGCGTCGTACGTCACGCCTGCGACATTGGGGACGCTGACCGACAAGGCAGACTGCACGTTGGGTAATTTGCGTACGGCCGTATCCGTGCCGTCCAGCACGTATGCACCGAATTGTGAGAAGTCCACCCCGTCTAGGGTGTATCCCGATTGGGCGACGCCACTCTTCCCATTGGGATAAGGGCTGCCCGTCGGCACTTGCGGGAAATCGTCCGAAAAGGAAAGGGTTATCTTTCCTACCTTGACATTCCTTGTAAGGGCGTTGTTGGCGGTCATTCGCAGGCGGCACGTCTTGTTCAGCTCCGTAAACTTGAACTCGTGGTAAGCACCATTGGACAAGTCGTTGAATATAAGTTCCGCACGCTTAGCGTCCACGATGACAAGGGGCAGTTGTACGGCCTTTGCATCCAGCACGGGGACTGTCAAGTCCACCTCCTCTCCGTCATGCTCTGGCCACGTGATGATGTCCAGCTTCTTGAACGCAGGCATCTGCACAAGCCCTTTCAACCCCTGCTTCTCTACGAATACGCCATACTTGACGTATGCATCTGTGTCGTCTATGAATAACTTGCCTTTCATCCTGCTTATCTCAATATTAGCGCGTTGTCTGATGTATTTAGTTCAACGCGCGACATCCTGTCCTTGCCCACACTCACCACGGAATATCCCGATGCGTTGACCGTGGCTTTTGCCCCAAACATTAACCGCACCTTATAGGCGCGTGTCTGCGTGAAATTAAGTGTGGCGCGCGTATCACCGATAAGGAAAACCCTCTCGGGGTCGGTAAGCACGATGTCTCCGCAATCAATGTACACGCCTTTCTCTTCCACTCCGTATTTCTTGAACTTGCGGAATGTGTCTAGGTCGGGGTACGCGTTTTTCATAACGAACTCCAAACCCTGTGGTGTGAACAGCTGTTCAATCAGCTTGTCAAGCGTGCGCCCTTCGAAAGTGTCGCATGCCCCCATGCCCTCGACCGTCATTGTCACCTTGTCTACGATATTCATAATTCCTATGTTTTAATCTTAATCCCGCGTGTGGCGATGTCATCTAGGCTATCGTCCATGCTCTTCATCCGAGCGTCCATCCTTTCCAATTTGGCGTTGGCTGCATCAGTGTTGCGTTCAATGCCCGTAACGCGCATGAGGATGAGATTACTTGTGTTGTTTAACTCCGCCAATCCCTGCACCAGCGTGTAGGTGTGTCCTTGAATGGTGGTTAACCGCGCGTTGTTCTCGTCCACACTCTCTTGTGATGCGGTGGCGATGCCCTTGCTCGTCCCCTCGCGGTCTGCGATGTTTTCCATCGTGCCTTTGATGGACGGAGGTAGGGATTGCCAAAAATTGTTGAATGTGTTGCCGAGGTTATCCAAGTCGCGGGAGAAATCGTTCATCGAGTTGATTACACCTTGAGTGTCGCCCTCAAACTTCCCGTCCCTACCAAACCATTTGTTTCTATATTTGTTGAAAAGCGCGCCAATGGGCTTTTCTAACGCCTCTTTGAGGACCATTCGCTTAACGATGTCCGCAATGATGTCCTTAACTTTGGCGTGCCAAGCATCCATAGCGTCCTTGCCCTGCGCCACGGCATCAAAGAACGCGTTGCCTAGTTCCTTAGCAAGGTCTTCGGCCGTATGTCCGATGATGGTTTCCAGCAACTGATTAAGAACTTCCACTGCTTGGTTTTTCAATTCTTCAAGCTTGCGACCCCATTCTGCAATCTTGCCGTCGTCGCTACTTTTCTTACTTTTTTCCTCGTTAATCTGCCTTTGTATGAGGACTTGTTGCTCCACCATTTTCTCAACTCTAGCGCGCGCCTCTTTGAATTGGTCTGTCCCAAGTGCCTTATTGGCGGTATAATCCAATTGAACATACGCATCCGTGAGCTTGTCAATGGTTTTACCATAAGCGAGAGCATCACGCCTAGCGCGTTCGAACAGCATCGCTTTCATCCCATCAATGCCATTACCGCGCTTAATCGCACCATACATGTTATTGACCTCTACGGTGGCCTCTTGGTACACTTGTTTCAACCGCTCTACGGCATCGCCCGTATTCTTTTGTAGGCGTACAGCCTCGGCATTGTCCAACTCCCATTGTAGCTGGTCGATGCGCTCTTGCAGCCTGCCTATCTCCTTTTCCTTGCTATCGTCATTGTTGAAGAGGTTGGCAATTGCCGTAGCCACCTGCAAGGCTGCCGAGATAACCGCAAGGATAACCGATGCCTTTTCAATGGTCGATATGGCGGTTGCACCCGTGGCTGCTGCGGTGGTAGCACCCGTGGCTGCTGCCGATACAGCCTTTTCCACGCCCGAAGCCACACCCTTACCAACATCACCGATGGAATGGATGACGGAGGAGGTCGCATCGAACACCTCATTGGTGAAGTCTAGTGCCTTGGCAATGCTTGCCGAGACATCGGCCGAGAATACAGAGGCAAGGTTCTTGGCTTGCGCCCCAACCTTATTCACGACATTGCCAACATTACGGAGGTTAGATGCGAACGTGCGGTATGCGTTGGTGATGCCGTTACGCGCGTTGACAGTACGCCTTTCGGCAGACAAGACCCTTTCCTGTGCATTCGCACGGTTGTTCTCGGCTGCCACAAGCCTTTCGTTTGCCTCTACCATCTCCTTGCCAAACGCCAATAGTTTTCCCTCGTCGACCTGTTGTTGGATGATAGTCCGATTGAACAAGGCCTCGTTATATTCTTGCTGTGAAGCCGTCAGCTCGTCTTGTGCTGTTTTCCACTCGGACATGGCGTTGGTAAACTCGGCCTTTGACCGCCCTATGTCGTCTAGGCTCTTATGCAGCGCGGTGAACGGATTGCGGTTGGCTATCTCGTCCTCCATCTTGCGCAGTGCCTCTTGGAAGTCCTTTATCTCCGTGCCCGACATACTGCCCTTATTCTGCTCGAAATAGGCCTGCACCTTGTCGCGGGTGTGCGCCAAGGCGGAAATCGACTGTTTGGAAAGGTCGCCGAACACGCCCTCCCAATTGATGGACTGCTTGAAATCCTCCGATGCCAGCTTGGCCAATGCCTCTTTCATCTGCTTGGATGCGTTCTTGGCGTATTCGGGCGGTACGTCCGCCATCTTCTTCTCCCACTCACGCTGCAATTTCTCCAACTTCTGTGCGGTTGTGCCATATTGCTCCACCATAGCGTCGGCATGCTTTTGGCGCACCTCTGCCAATTGCCTTTCTCCCTGCTCGACAATGTTGTTCTGCACACGATAGTACTCGGCATTTATCTTCTTGTCTGCCAGCAGGTCTTTCATGTGGTCTTCGGCCGTCTTCTTGCCCGTTTCCGACTTTGCCCAACCGCTCTCGGTAGCCCCCTTGCGCGCCATGTACAACTCTTTCATGGACTTCATGCGCACTTCGGCCAATTGTCGCAGCTGGTCTTCCCACGCCTGCTTTTTCTTCGCAGTGTCGGCCTTTATCTGCTCTAATTCCTTTTCCAGTCCGTCTTCACGGACGTTCAAAGCATGCTCGTTCACTTTATTGGTGGCGTCGCGCTCGTATTTCTCCACGGCTGCCACCCATTCATCGTTAGCCGCCTTTATCTGCGCCAAGGACTTTTCCTTGTCGAACTTGTCGTCCTTACCACTCTTACCACCTTTGCCATTATAAGCCTTGACGTTGGCTTTCTTCATGCTGTCAGAGTATGCTTTGTTGCTCTCATCCTCAATCTTGATGAGGTCGGCAAGCTCCTTTTGTTTGGCTGTAATTGCGTCCTTGCGCTCTTTCTCGGCTTCCTTTCGTGCGCGCTCCTTATCTTTCTTGTACTGCTCGTCGGTCTTGTTTGTCAAGTACGTGTTAACGCCTGTTATAGAACCCGATGAGTAACCTACGGTCTTGCGTGAGACCTCCCTTGGCTTGATGGGGTTGTTTTGTAATTCAATGAGTTCTTTCTGTTTTTGCTTAGCCATATCGAACGCCGCAGCCGCACGAGCCTGCGCCATCAATGCGGCCACAACGTCCTTGGATTTGGCGATGAGATAGTTGTTTGCGTCGTTTACATTGCCAATCTGCACGCCCAAGCCGTGAAAAGCGTCTTGGTTGTCTTTGATGAACTTCTTCTGTGCGCTTAGGTTTCCGCCTAGTGCCTTGTACTCGCGACTAAGCTTATTGTATATGGTTATTTGGTCGGCGACTTTTTCAGCCACCGCTTTATTGAACTCTTCCTGTTTTTTAATTGCTTCGTCGTATGCCTCTGTTGCCTTTCTCTTTGCCGAGGCGGATTTGGCGGCTAATACGCCTACGGCCGTCGCGATTGC